TGAGGAAACTCATGATTTTCATTATTGTTATTATTATTATTGTTATTATTGTTATTATTGTTATTGTTATTATTATTTTCAGTACCACCGCCATTATTATTATTGGCATTAATATCATCAATAGGATTACCATTTGCATCAACCTTAACTTCCTTACCAGAACCAAGGTCAGTTTTTTGTTCTTCTCCACCGGAGTTTTCAATAGCAGCAGCAGAATTACCACCACCACCATAACCAAAATCAGGAACAGGCATAATTGTATTGTTTTTAAGATTATTAATAGATTAACTATTTGATACAATATTAATAAATTCAATTATAAAATAAAATACTTCAGCAACAAAATCTATATTAAAATACCTATATATAATATACTGCTATATTTAATTTTCTGCCTTCTCAAGCCAAAATAAAGCGATTTAAGACACTTTAATATAATAAATGAAGTCCCCAGCATAAAACGCCTAAAACTTGCTCAAAATCAAAATTAGGCACTAAAGAAAACAAATTAAAAGCCGTATCCACCATTTAATTTTGGTAAATACGGCTTAAAATTATTTCTTAGTAGTACCTTTAGGTCTTGATTTAGCTATTTGAACTTTAGCTTTAATATCTTCTTGTTTAACTTGTCTATCTCTTTCTTTATTATAATTATCAGCAGCTATTCTTTCACGCTCAACTTGAAGTTTTTCTCTTTCAAGTTGATTCTTAGCTTGAGCAATTCGTTCAGCAGATTCATTCTTCATCTCTTGAGGTAAATCATTAGGATAAGAAAGTCTATTAGCATCCGCCTGTATAAGAGCAATTTCTTTCTTAATAACACCTTCAAGTTCAGTAGTAGCTCTTTCTTGTTCACCTTGAGCAGCAATTTGTTCAAGTTTGAACTCTTCCTGCATTTGTGCTAATTGCTGGTCTAATTGTTTCAATTCAAGCTCATGTTGTTCTTTAGCTTCTTGATATTTATTAATAAGTTTTTTAATTGAAGCTACATTATCTCCTTCAATAGCAGCAATAGCCATTTGAGAATCACCATTTTGAGCAGCACTAAAAGCAAATTGACGAAGTTGTTCAAGTTTTTCTTTTTCAATTACAGAATTCTTAGCTTTAACAACATAATCAGCATAAATATGATTATTAACATTAAGACTTACATAAGATACAGAACCATCTTTTTTACGATAAGAAGTATCAAGACCATCAATCCAAGCAAGTTTTGTATAGTCTAAATCTCTATTATAATCTCGTTCGCGAAGAGTATCCATTCGAAATTCAAGTATAACAGAACCCATAGAACCACGAACAATAGCTTCTTCAGTTACACCTTTACCCGCAGAATTAGCAATTTCACCATATCGCTGAGGAGTCATATCTGCCTTAAGTTTTGCAGTATTTTCTACATCAGCAAGCAATTGTGTAAGTTGAGAAATATATTCACCAACAGAAGCATTAAGCATACGAACTTGTTGTGCACGAAGCATACCTTGATCGTTTTCATCTTCTATATAAAGAACACCATCAGCAAGCATTTTATAAATAGTATCTTCAGGAACTTTACCAAGTAATGATTTTGCAATAAGAAGAATACTAAGTTTATTCTTTGCAATAACCATTTCTCTATGATAAGCAACAATATTATAAAACACTTGATAAGGAGTAATCAAATCAATAATACTGAACTTACCAAATCCAGGTAATAATTCTGTAATACCATTATAAGGAAGTTTACCTTCTCGTTCATAAGCTATAGGACGAACTTTATAAGGATATATAGCTGTTGCACGAGCACCAATACGAACACCTTCATATACTTGAGGTCTATATTCATAATCAATAGAAATATCTCCAATTTCAGGATTTAATTCATAATATTCATCTTCAAGTCTTTGAGAAATCATGCCGTTTGAAGTTACAAAAGTTACAATAGCAACTCTTGCTTCACCACGCCAAACAACATGCCAAACATCATACATATCAGTATTTAAATCACTAAATAAATTTGGTTCTTTAGTAAGATTACTTATTTCTTCTTTACCAAATTTATTGCATAAACTTCCCATATAATATTGAAGACGACTATAACTTAAATCAGGAGTAGGATGGGAAGTGTGACGAGCATAATATGTATCTAAAAATTCAATTTCTTTTTCACTAAGATATTCACTAAATTCATCCATAATTTGCTGATATGTAAGTTTACGTCTTTCAGCAAACATATCATAATCCTCAACAAATAAGGAATCATTAGGAATAGGAAAAGCATCACGAGGATGAACAACTCTTTTAATTAATTTATTACCAGCAACATCGCTATATGTATAACAACGGCCAAATGCAACAAAATGAAAATAAGCCGTAGCATATAATAAAGCGTCGTCAGTAATATCTTGAATTACATTAAGAAGCTCTTGACCTTGTGCAGAAATATCATCAATATAATTTTCTTGAAATTCTTTTGTGAAAGCTTCAATATCAATTTGTTCTTGAGGATTAAATTCTTCAGGATTTCCTCCTTGTTGAATAAATTGATTATAACTTTCCATCATTCTTTTAGCAATAGCATTTTGTATAAGTATTGTAACTTCTTCACGAAGTTTAGCATTACGAGCTAAAACAACTTCAGGATTATTAGCACCAACCAAAAAATCATGAGGATTCTTAGTATATTCAGAAACATATCGTCTAAGAATACCTTGAATCATATCATAGTTTCGCATATCAGCAGGAAACCTTTTATATTTTTCATTAGTAGCATTATAAGGATTAAGAACTTTTTTATAATATTTTTCAGGAATATCCCCTTTAAGGATATTCATTTGTTCTTCAACCTTAAAAGGGTCATTAATATTTTGTCCTTGAGCAATAATCCAATCAATAGCATTAGCATACCATTCTGGATTTTGCTTATCTTTTCCAGGAACTCTTTGTTTAGGAAAAGCATATGAAGTAAGTTCAATCATAATAGGCTAAAACCAATTTCTTTGTAAAATATCGTTTTCATCTATATTTTCAGCAGTCAATTCTACACGACTGTTAAGTTCATTCTCAGCATTTAAACTATATGCTTTCCATTCGATACCTCTAAGTATCATTTCAGAAACTCGGTCAAAGTTTCCTTTGGCGTTCCATTTCTTTAATTCAAGAATTGTTTGATAATCATATATACGATGAAAATTCCTAACAGGATTACCATTTTCATCTTTACCAATCTCTTCATAAAGAAATTCCTTTAGTAGACGAATACCATTAAGCTTTTTTGCAGCATCACCTATAACAAAACCATAAGTTTTAGAATATTTTTCTTGAATAGAATTATCCCAAACAAATAAAGGTTCAAATGCAAGATACTTAAGGGCGTTCCATTTTCTAAAGTTACTAACAGTTTCACCTCGGTCAACCTCAACCTGAGTTGTTCCAATACAATTATAAAATTTAGCAAGTTGTAAACAAATTGCATCAGCTTCTTCAAGTTTATCTGGACGACCATAATAAGCTGCTACAAGTTTTTGTTTAAATCCATTTTTAGCACAAGGATTCATCCAAACTTTAATACTGTTGTGAGAATGTTTATTTGTAATTTCATTTTTATCTTTATCAACACCAACAGGGTCATAAGTAATAGAATATGTATTAGCAGGAATATATTTCTTTGTACCTTCACTTGTATATTCTTCAGTATATTCAGGATAAAACCAAATACGAACACAACCATGAGGGTCTTCATTACTTCTACGAGGAACACCAAAAATCCAATCATAAGTTTTCTTACCTTCAGTTTGAAGCATTTTATTGGATTTAAATCTAACTTCACCATTAGGTAAATCTTCAAATGCTCCATCTATACCAAAATGTAAATCACTATCAACTCTAAGTTTTTCTTCCCAAGCACTTAATTCTTCTGAACTAAATATATTTTCAGTAGCGCTTGAAAAAGATTCAGCAGGAAATAAAGCATATTGTCCAAGATAGTTAATATAATCTGCATAAGTTTTAGAACTTTCTTTCTTTTCCATTCGCTCTTTTTGAGCAACAGCCAAACCTATACGAATATTACTATTACCATCTGCATCAAGACTATACTCACCATTAATTTCACCTTCAAGTCCCCAAGCATAAGATTTAAAATATCCACATACTTCATTCCGTGCATCTCTATCCCAAACATTTTCAAAAGGCATAAAATTAAATGCACGAGGATTATAGAAGTTAACCTCAAAAGTCTGCATATTACCAGCAGTTGCAGTACCCCAAGCACAAAGAAAACCAGTAGTATAAGCACCAGTTCTCATAGCAGGTTCTGTAACATTCATAAATTTATCAAAATCATCCATAGTAGAAACTTCTTCAACATCAACTTCAACAGCATCTTTACCAATAGCACAATCAGGATTATTATGAGCACTAACTGCAATTAATGCCGAACGCCAAGATTTATCTGCTTCTACACCAGAAGGAAGTTTATAACCAAGACGAAAATCATGTTTCACACTACTAAATATACCTCTTTTAAAAGGAGTACCTTCTTCATAAAACTTAAGATTATTAACAGCAAAGTCTGTTAAACCTCCAGTAGTAGTAAGATACTTTTTATCATCAGCAACATGAATAACAACCTTTCTACTTTGATTATTAACAGTGTTTGCAGAAGCACTTGCCATATTATAAGAAAATCCACCACGACG